CGGAAGTATTGAGGCATGAGCCACCGTTTTGGGCCGCATGTAGCACTCCACTCACCCAATGCAACTTTTCGTATTGCGTACGCCGGGTTTAAGGTGTGCGGACACCGCGCTCGCTGCTGGATTGAACGGCTGAAGTGTAGAGGCTACTCGAGGATGTTGTCCACGGTAAGGACGTGGTGGAAAGCGGGCCACTCAAGGACAGCGGGTGCTGTTTTCACAAGGTCGAGGCGATCGAGAAAGTTGTTGAGGTCCATCTTGTCCAGGCCGTATCTTCCAGCGAGAAACATCCATGTGTCGTCCGTGGGCTCAGCGCCCTGCTCGTAGGTGATGTAGCGTTTTTCGACCCCTTTGTGCGCACGTTTTGTGACGGCGAGGGTCTTGGCCACGTAGTGAGAGAGGAATGGGCAGTGAGAGACGGCATTGACATAGCCTTGTGCAGTTGAGTGAACATCAAACCGGAGAGGGTTGACGGTAAAACCGCACCTGGAGATGAAGCGTCCGATTCTAGGAGTCAGGACCCATCCGCGAGTGGAGGGAACGACCCAATTGCTGAGGAAATCGATCATCCATGGTTTGTCGGTGTCGAATCCGGTGATCTCATAGCCACACTTGAGGTGCATCCTGCGGATAGATGGGCACTGGTCGTCGTCGAAGGAGGCAAATCCACGTTGACAAGCGATGACGACGTCATCGCCCATTCCAATGATCATGTAGGTTGATCGAGATGGTTCGCCGAGCCCGGATATCGTGTTGCAGATCGTGGTTGTGAAGTTGTCTTGGCTGGTGCCCTGGACGCCTGAGGGGATGATGGGCTTGTCGCTCTTGCCGTAAAGGTCGTTGCCCTGGCCACGGAACTCAGGGTCTGTGAGGTGCACTTGGTAGAATTCGAGGAGTGGTTGGGGCCATCCTGACCGTTTTCGCATCTCGATCTGGAGAGCGAGAGCTTCGGTGTTGAAGTGCCTCTCGCATCGAGACTGGTCCCCGCAGATCCATATGCAATCAGGGAATATCTCTTGGGTTGCTTGAAACCATCTGCCAATATCGTTACCCGTGCAATGGGTTGCCCAAGCGATGACGCTGGGATTGCCGTGGGAATCGAAGATAGGGAAGGAGGTGTAAAGTTGTTTGGATCGGGAATGGGTTTGAGGGCCGAGTATCCAGTTGGACACAGGAGTGTTGGAGAGAACGACTCTGCTGTCAACCGGGGTGATGCCTGTTTGGGTCAGGGTGGTGAACTTCTCGGTTTTCATGAAGGCGCTGTAAGTGACGTCACCTTTTCGAATGCCCCTTGAGCTAATGGCCTCTTTAGCGCGAACGAGTTGGTTCCTAACGCCTAGGGGAAAGCGTGAGAGCCAATACTCGTGGTAGGAGGGCCATTTTCTCCCTTCGTAGGTGAAGGGGAGAGTGAGGTCGTGGGTTTTGGTGACGAAGAGGGAGCACACTGAGTCCGGGTTGTCCATGTTGTCGAGGATGTACTGGTAGCAGTTTTCCTGTGGCTCAGGGACGATTTTGAGCATCCTTGAGGTGAGCGCATTGACGAGAGCGGGGAGGTCTCGTCTCGGTCCAATGGGAATACAATCCTGAATGGCGATGCCGCGGAGGTGGATGGCGGGTCTGATGCCAGACTTGATGTCGGAGATGGGGGGAAGACCGGGGAGCAGTGTCCCAGCGAACGGTGTTCCCTCCTCTGTCTTGGGCGCAAACACTCCTATGATGCCGGTGGGTGGCACATGGAGTACCCCGATTACCTAGGCGTGCACGTGCGCGTTGACGGCTTCAGTCCAGTTTTTGATGCGGGTGCTGGAGTCAATGGGGATGAAGGGGTCAGTGCGGGCTGGGCCGCCGAGGAGGGGCGCGGTGAGCTCCGTTCGATGTGGTTCGCGGTCCATGATCATGGGGATTGGAGCAGCAGAAGTTTCGAAGGTGAGGGATGAGAGGTCTTGGTGGGCCTGAGAGCGACCGTACATGAGCGCTGCAGCCTCTGGGGAGTTGTGTTGGTTCCCAGCTGAAACGCACGTGTAGCAGGTGATGCCGGCGCAAAGGCCGATCTCGGTAGGCACCTCCCAATGTGCTGCACACCATGGGAGGCTGAGGCACGTCGTTTTGCAAAGGGTGTGGAGAGGGTGGAGTTTCCAAGTCCCAATGCCGCACATGAGGCAGATGACCAGAACTTGCGCTTTGTGTTCGCAGCAAGCTGTGCGGAGTGTTCCCATGGTCATGACGTTGGCAAGGATCCTGCTGGCTGGAGCGTATATCCTGTTTGCGATACCGAGAGCGGCTGCTTCAAGGGGCACAGTTCTGTAGAACCCGATGATGGTGGCCCAGATGACGAGGTAAGCGGTGACATCGGCGGGGATGTCAAACTTCTTGACCAGGTTACGGGTGTAAGAGAGAGTGGTCTTGAAGTTCTCAGGGTCGCGCGTCTTGTAGAGTGTCTGGGTGGCAATGTCGCTGATCAGCCCGACAGGCATCGCGAGGGACATCGTGGTAGTGTAGGCGATGACGTGCGATGAACCGATGAAGGTTACTGAATCAA